GTCGAGAACTCGTTCGTTCGCGCAGCTCATGCGTCACCTTCCTCTTCATGCTCCCCGCGCACTGCCGGCCGCGGATCGCGGTTTCGTATCGTTGGGTCCCGGTGTCTTGGTCTCAGGGACCGCGGCGAAATCCTTTTCCTCGCCACCTCACGCAGCGTGTCTTGCGACTCCGCGGTCCCTGATGCTTCGTCACCCATGTGCTTGTGCGTCTACGCCAGCCGTGCGTCGGTCGAAACGCAGAACGCAGCCGGGTGCTTGATCACGGTATCGACCATTTGGAAGGACGTAATGCGAATTTGCCCCTTGGTAGCGAGGGTATAGGGATCGACCACAACCTCAATCGCGCCGAACAGGCCGATAACGAGTTCGCTCCACACGCCGAACGCGATGCCGTGCTCGGTGCCGCCGGTCGCCTCCAGATCGAGCATCAGCTTGCTGATCTGGTTGGTGCTGGAGGCGGTGTAGCCGGTCATCAGGCCGTTACGGTGGTTGCCCTCCCACATGAAGACCGAGCCGTAGGTCGCGACCCTGGGGGTGCCCATCAGCACGCCGGCCATCAGCGGAGTGGTGAGCCAGCGCATCGCACCGATGTCCGCGTTGTCCTCGACGATCTTCGACGTCATCTCGATCAGCTTGACCCACGTCGGAACCGCGCCGAAGTCCTCGACGTTGACGCCCGGCGTCTTCCAAATGCCGAGCGGCTCGCCGGTGGTGCCGAGCCCATGCAGCGCCCAGCGATCGAGCTTCCGATCGTGCTGCGCCATGATGCTCGCGCGCACCAGGCTCTCGACGTCGAGCGTCGGGCTCGACTGGACGATCAGCTGGCGCGGGATGGGAACCGTGCTCTGCATCGTCTTGGGGCTGAGCAGCGCCGTGGTGAACGTGACCTCCGAATCCGTCACCGCGGCCGCCGGGTTCTCGTCCATCGGGTAGACCGTCACGTCGGTGGCCTGCACCGGGAACGGCACCGGGGCGCTCAACCCCGACAGCACCGTCGCGCCGGACTGGATCACCATCGCGTTCGGGCGCAGGATCTCGATCAACTGCCCCGGCTGGTCGAACACGATCTCGGCACCGCCGCCCGCGACACCGGAGCCCATCGTCCGCGTCTCGTGCGCGCCCAACTCGAACCGCGTCGGGACGAGGATGCTCATGCCGTGCCGCTCCTGCGACTTCGGCATGAAGCGCTCGATCTGCTGGTGGACCTCCAGCTCGAAGCCGTCCAGGTTGCCCTCGATCGTCCGCCGGATGGCGCGGGCCAGCGAGTAGCGCCGGGCGTCCTTCGCCGGAACGGCACTCAGCGCCTCCGCGGCGGGCTGAGCGGCCCCGCGCGTCGCGCTCTGCTTCAGGATCTCGGCCGCCGCCTCGCGCACGGTCAGGCCCCGCTGCACCAGGTCCGCCGCCAGCTCCTGCACCCCGCGCGACTTCGCGAAGTCCAGGATCGTGTTCGCCCGCGCGATCTCCGGGTCCACCTCGCGCTCCACCATCTCGATTGCCGCGCGCTCGGCCACGTAAGCCGGCCGCGGGTCTTCGTCGGCGACCTCGATGGCTCGCCCGTTACCGTCGAGTACCTTCTTCATCCTTGAATCCTCCTGGGGCTCCGAGCCCTCGATCGGAACGAGTAGCTCGCGCTCCTCGTCCTTGTGCCGGCCGACGCCTGCGTTGAGGTCTGCCGGAATGCCAACCAGACTGATTTCGTATGGCGTCCAGTCGATCGCCCTGAACGTGTCCATCCCTTCCTTGTCGGTCGAAACCAGCTTGTATTTCCTGACCTCGTAGCCGACTGAGATGTGCCGGAGCACGCCCTCCTTGAGCTTCCCCTCCGCGATCACTCCGCGCGGTTCGGCCTTGGAGAAACGGATCGCGGCTCCGAGCTTTCCCGCCTGGGGATCGAGTGAGACCCCTTCGCCGATCCCGACCTGAAGGCCGCGGTGCTCCTCAAGCACGGCCGGGCCAGCGCGCATGTAGCTCAGGTCCACTTCATCCGCGCCGTGGCCGAGCACTTCCATGAACTCGCGGCCGGTCCACCAGTCGTAGCGGATGACCGGCGCTTCGGTGCTGACCGTGACGTCGTAGGTGGTCGGCGCGTCGGCGGGACTCTCGGCGGCGGCGGCGCGCGCAACCGGATTGATACTGAACGTCCTGAACAGCGGACCCTTGAGCTTGAGTGAGCGCGGCATCACGCCACGTCCAGTCGGGTTTCGACTGCGAGCACCATCAGCTTCGCGGTGCCGCTGCCGGTTCCGGTCGCGTCGTAGTAGACGCGGACCCAATCCTTGAGAGTGGACCGCGCCTTGAGCAGTTCACTGTGGGCCGGGTAGACAGAGCCCATCGTGAATGCGCCGCTCGTCACGTCGGTGTAGGTGTCCTCGACTCCGTTGTCGTTGGATTCCTGAAGCTTGGCGGTCGCGGTCGCCACTCCATCCGTCTCGTGCGAGCAGATAAACTTGACCCTGCCGAGCGCGGAGGTGAGATGGAGTCCGCTACCGTTTCCCGGCACGCCGACGTCTTCGGTCAGCGTGACCGTCCCGGCGTAGAGCGTGGTGACGTTCTGCGTAAGCGCGATGAACGGAATATCGAACGATTGCGTCGCGGTGCCGGAATCGTCCGTTGCGTCGATCTGGAACGTTGAGCCCGCGGCGGTCGGCGTTCCAGAGATTATTCCAGCAGTGGAAAGCTCAAGCCCCGCCGGCAGCACCGACTGGCCGTGCATTGTGAATACGACTTCTCCGCTCCCGCCCGCGGTCTCCAGTATCGCCTCGTATGGAGAGCCGGGGATCGCGTTCGGCAGTTCGGAGCAGAGCAAGACGATCGGCGGATAGTCCTCGACCCGGAGCGTCAGCGTCTTGGTGTCCGTCTGCCCGCCCTGAGTCGCGATCACCTCGATCTCGAAGTCACCCGCTTCGGTGGGCGTGCCGGTGATTGCGCCGGTGGCCCCCAACACGAGCCCGGTCGGCAGCGGATTGGAACCCTGGGTAAGCGCGAAGGTGATCGCGCTCTGCTTCTCTCCGACCGCGTGGACCGCTCCGGTGTAAACCGCGTCGATCGTCCCGGGCGGCAACTGGTCGCCGTAGATCGTCACCACGTTGTCTTCGACCCGGAGCGTCAGGTCCGCGCTGTCTGTCTCCTCGCCCTGCGTCGCTTCGACCGTGATCTCGAAGTCGCCGGCCTCGGACGGGGTTCCGGTGATGACGCCCGTGCTGGCCATCGAAAGCCCGGTTGGCAGTGGATCGGACCCTTCGGCCAGCGCGAATGTGATCGCACCTGCGGTATCTCCGACCGCCAGCACCGCGCCGGTATAGACCGCACCGATCAGCCCCGCCGGGAGCCAGTCGCCGAAGGTCACGACCTTGACGAAGTTGCTCACGTTCGGCGTGGTGTCGGTCACGCCGATCGGGGTCGATGCCGCGGCCCCGTACTTGAGCCTGCCGATCAGTACGGCGGCCACGTCGAAGATCTCGTCCTCGCCGACGAGCCACACCGCGCGCAGTTGGGCGCTCAGCTTGTCGGCGGGATAGGGAATCTGCTGCTTGACCGACTCGCCGGTGAACGTCAGGCCGGGCAGCGCGACCCAGCCCGCGCCCTCGTTGCTCTCGATCGAAAGCGTGATCTCGCCGGTGTCGCTGACGAGGTTGGCGACGAGCAGGATCAGCGTCTCGCCTTCGAGCGCGCCGATCGGGATCGTGTTGCCGTTCCCGCTCGCCAGTACGCGGTCATGCGCCAGCGCGTAGACCTGCTTGTTTCCCAGTGCATCCACCTTCAGCCTCCTCAGTCAGCGCCGGTCAGGACGGCGTTCCGGTCAGCATTCCCATTGCGGCCGTTGAGCCGCTGATTGCGATTGGCCTGGTCGGCGGCATCCGCGGCATTCGCATCCGCGAGTGCGTTGGCCGCGGCGGCCTTGGCCTGTGCGGATGAGATCGAGACGCCCGCGGCTTCGGCGTCGGCCGCTTCGGTCTGCAAGTTCTCCAGCGTCTCTTCCCAATCCTCGCCGGCTTCGGCCAGGTAGTCGTGGCGCGAGTAGATTCCGTTCTCGATCCCGAGCACCGCGGCGTTCATGTCCTTGAGCGGATCGGGAGAGAGCCAGCCGCGGCCGGTCCAGTCGGCGGCCTTGAGCTTCGCGATCGGGCGCGCGTCCAGTACCAATCCCGCGTCGGCTCCGGCGGCCCCCATCAGCAGCGCCTGCGTCATCCACTCGCCGTAGATCTCGCGGCGGAACGCGCCGATCCACCACTCCTGCATCGACCGCCACACATCGCGCTCGTTCTGGCGGCCCGCCTTCATGCTCGAATAGGTCGCGTCGGCCAAGTCCGTGGTCAACGCCTCGTAGCTCACGCCGAGCCCGGTCGCGATTCGGCGCTCGCACGACTTCACGAAGTCGCCGAACTGCGCGGTCGGATGCTGCGGGTCCCAATTCGCCAGCTCGTATCCCTCGGGCGCGAAGAACGAAGATCCGGGATTGGTCTCCTCCAGCGGGGCCGCGGTCTGGGTCGCGGCGTCGAGCGTCGGGTCGCTCGCGCCTTCCTTGCGCTGCCAGATTGCGATCTTGTTCGCCGCCCCGCGCGAGGCGATCAACTCGCCTTCGACATAGCCATCGAGGAAGCGCAGCGGCAGCATGACCGCGTGGAGCCAGGTCACGCCGCGCGTCTGGTTCACGCGGTCCGGGTCGTAGAGGTGAATGATCTGGTCCGCGGGAATGCGCTGGCGAGCGCGCGGGACGTAGAGACCCTCCGGCCGGTTCCAGACGTGGTAGGCCACCGGGCGCGAGAGTGGATCGACCTCGACGCCCATGCGGATCTCGTTCTGATTGCGGCCGGCGACGACGTTCAGATTCTCGTCCACCAGGTCCGCGTCGATCGGCTCCAGCGCGAGGCCGTAGGGGAACTCGGGACCGCGCCACTTGCGCAGGAACACCTCGCCGTCGGTCGCCACCGTGCGGATCAGCTGGTGCTCGAAGCGGACCAGCGGGAGTTTGCGATCGAGTGTCACGCGGTAGGACCAGTCGCGGAATCCCTCCTCGATCCGATCGTTCATGCGCTTGTTCAGGTCGCCCGAGTTGTCGCGGACCTGCGCCTGGTGCTTGAACCCGCGCGGGCCGATCACGTTGACGCCGAGCAAGCGCAGGTAGTGCTTGACCAGCGGATCGTTGCGGGACAGTTCGCGGGCCCGGGCGCGCAGTCGGCGCGCGTCACGCTTGATCTCCTCGTCCGCCGCGATGCAGGACGCGATCCAATCGAGTTCAAGCCGCGACAGCCGGGCACCGGCGAACACGTTCCGCGCGCTCTGGCCGGAGAGGATGCGAGCGGCGCGGCGGAATGAGCGCGGCAGCAGCTCGAGTGCCGCGGCACCGAGGCGCGTGCGGAGCGGAGGCAGGCCGGTGCGGCGCTTCACTTGCTCACCCCGGTCGGTCCGACTTCGCCACTCGGGCGGATCTGACATCCGCACCACGGGCAGCGCCAGAGTTTGGCCAACGCGATCCAGAAAATGCGCAGCGGGAGTGAGCTGCAGGACGGGCAGCGCACGGGCGGCTTCATCGGCCAAGCCCCGGCGTGGTGAAGGCGGCGAGCATCGGATCGCGCGGCACGCCACCGCGGCGGATGGCGGCCACCTGAGCCGCGAGGTCCGCTTCGGTGCGGCGCAACTCGGCCAGTTCCTCGCGCGCCGCGGCCACCTGGTAGAACGTGTAACTCGATTGGTCCACCGCGATCCGCGACACGATCTTCGCGCGCACCGCGATCAGCGCCTTCTCCTGCCAGCTCATCCCATCTGCGGCGGTCGCGGTCTCGGGATTCTGCTCGATCGTGACGGTGCCCCAGCCGACGTCGTAGGGCTTGCCGTCTTTGGACACACGCTCGACCCAGCGATATGCGCCTGGTGTGAGATCGGCTGTGTCGTCAGCCGCAAGCTCTACGACGAAGGTTGAGCCGTCCGGGGTCGCATCGAACTCGACGCCCTGAATCCAGAGCGTGAGCGACCAGCCGTCATCGGCGGGATAGTCGGCGAGCGTGCGGCGGTAGAGAACCGTCGCGCCGGCTGCGAATGAAACGGGTAGGGCCGTTGCGTCTTCCATGACGCAGAACAGCGTGAGGGCAATTGCAACAACTCGTCATCTACGGAGTTGTGCAACAAACCGGGGCGGATTGCGAGGCGGGCTATCGGGGCTTTGACCGCGATTCTACTGGCCGGAAGTCACTTCGGCTGCATCGGCGCGAAAGTCCGGCGCGCGGGGAGGAGCGTTTGAGCCGCTTGCAATGCGGCTGCGACCTTATGGCAACGGTCCGCCCCTACTCCCGCGCGGGGATTCGTACGTCCTTGTGCTACGCCACCTCGTCCTGAGGTTCGCTGAGGTTGACCGCGAACGGTCCTGGCGCACTGTTGCCGATCCCGACGTTGACCGTGATGGTGACGGCACCGCCGCCCGGGAACGGGCCGATCTCGCCGACCACCTGCGCCACGCCGACGAGCCCGGACTTGATCTTCAGCTTGAGACCGCCGAGCTCCATCTCGATCGGCGCGATCGTCTCGTCGCTCGTGATCCACGACGCATCGGGGATGAACGGCTCACCCCCAGCGTTCTTGAACGGCTGCCCGTCCATGTCCACGAACGGGCCCGGGATCTCCAGCGTCGCGAACTGCCGGTCATTCATTGCCAGACTCAGATTGATCGGGTCCACTTGACCTCCGTGTTCGGCGAGCCGTCCCTTGTCGTCCACGCGCAGGCTCACCGTGATGCGCGGAGATCGGTGATGCTTTTCCAGCCGACGAATACCCGCGCCGATCCAGATCAACTCGGAGCGGATTCCGTTGAGCAACGAGAGCGATCAGCAGCGCGAGTGCTAGCAGGATGGTCGTGAGCATTCCGCCTCCTTCCATGCGGTTTCAGTCTGATAATTCCGCAGCGCGTCCAGCACGTCTCCCACCGAGCGGGCCGTGATCCAGATTGCGCCGGCGGCATTCCACCGCGCGCACAGCGCCCGCTGTTCCGGCCTCAGCCGCTGTTCGCCGGTCTTGCATTCGATCAGCAGGCAGCGACCGTTCGGCGGGATGCAGGCCACGATGTCCGGGAAGCCGATCGCCGCACCCGGACAGCGCCAGCCCTTGCGCGTTTCGACCGCATGCTGGTTGATCGCCGAGCATTCGATCCGCGGGCGCATCAGCCCGAGCAGATCGACGATCGCGCGCACCAGCGAAGCGTGCGCGTCCTGCGAGCCGTGGAA